TCAATCTCCGCAACGCCTACGTCCGCAAGACAGGCCTCGGAGAAACCGAGATCCAAGACATGATGGACAAAGAAACATGGCTCGACGCCGTGGATGCCGTCGCCCTCGGATTTGCCGACGCCATCGAGGAAGGAGTCGCAGCAGCCGCAACAGCCACCCCCGAAAATCTCCGCGCCAGATTTGACAACTTCGCAAAGGGCATGAGCCAAAAAGCAGAGATCGAAGTTCCCGAAGCTGGAACCGTAGTCAGCGAATCCATCCCAGCCGAGCCCATCCTCGAGGTCGAATCCCAAGAACCCTCCGCCGTAGAGGCAGAGCAACCGGTCGCCGAAGAGATCATCGTGGACGAACCGCAAGCCAAGGCAACCATCGCCGATTCGATCCTTGCAAAATACAACGAGCTCTCCGTGAAGCTCGACAGCGCACTAGCCGAATCCTCCGCTTACAAAGCGAAGTTCGACACCGTCAGCCAAGACCTCGCCCGCCTCGAGCGCAGCCTCGGTCTCTCCGCCGCCCGCGTCGTTCCCATTATCGAGAATGCCGCACCGGAAGCCATGGACCCCGTCGCCGAGTATCTCGCCGCCGTAGAGTCCGGCGACCGCAAGGCCGCATCCTCCCTTTTTGAGAAGCACAAATCTCTCATCTGGCAAGCCCGCCAAAAGATTTCCAAAGCATAAGCCGAGGAGAACCCAACCAACAACCCAAACACAACCACACCACCTCATATGGCAAATACATTCGACTCAGCTCTGGTTGCGGATTCTATCGCCGCACAGACAAAAACCATCCTCAGCAAGCGCCTCACGGCGTTGAACCTGTTCGCGTCCGACTTCTCGTCCGACGTTAAGAAACCCAAGGACACCGTCCACGTTCCTATCGCATCCGCGACAGCGAGCACAGAGGTCAATCCATCGGTTTTCAACAGCATCGGCGGCACGACCATCGGCAAAGCTTCGGTCGTTCTTGATCACATCTACCAACCTTTCGGTTTGGCATACAGCGACCTCCAAAGCGCGCACCGCTTGGACCGTTTGATCCAAATCAACTTGGACGCCATCGCCGACAAAATCTGGGCACTCGTCACAGCCCCGATCACCGTCGCCAATTTCGGCGCAGCAACCGTCACCTCAGCGGCAGGCAGCATCAACGGAGCCAGCGGCGACCTTCCTGATCTCTGGGCAGCAGTATCGAAGAGCGCACGCAAGGGCCTCGTCGTGAATCCCGTGATTTACTCGAACCTGATTCCAACAAACACAACGAACATCAGCTTGAGCGAAGGCGCTTACGGCTTCGAGAATGGTGTGCATTACGCATCCTCCTTCGGCGGCCAAGCCAACCTCGCTGGTTTCGCTTGCGCTCCTGAAGCGCTCGTCATGGCCTCCGCCGTGCCAGCACTTGCTGACAACGACTACATGGTCTCCGACAGCGTCACGCTCGATCAGATCGGCCTCACCATCGCTTACAATGTTTACAGCGACAAGAGCACCCGCTCGCTCATCGCTTCCTTGGAAGTGATGTTCGGCGCAGCCAAAGGCATCACTGGTGGAACGATGGCCCTCATCGTGCCAGCAGGCGCTTAATTCCCCGACACCCGCACCGCAAAAAGCCCGGCTGGAGCCTTTCACCAGCCGGGCTTTTCTTTTTGACACAGCAGCATGGGTATGTCGCCCGACGCGATCCGCTCATTTCAACTCACCGCCTCCGCGCTTCGCAACGCCGCACTTGGGCATACGGGCACATTCCGCAGCCAGCCCCTCCGCGTCGTGCTCTCACCCCTCGCCATCGGCCTTGATCTTGAGACCGGCGGACTTCGCCAGGGCGGAGAGTTCACTTGCCGTTTTCTGGCCACATCCCTGAGCACCCCGCCACGCCGTGGCGAGCAGATCCTTGTCGGTGGCAAATCCTACACCGTCCAGACACTCAAGGAGCTCATATCCACCCCAGGCGAATACGTCGCCACCATCGCGCCCGGCTCGACTCTATGAACTCCGCCCTCGAACTCGCCATCCGCGATTGGCTTTTAACCGATCCCGACCTAGCCGACATCGTGATCTTGACCGGACAGAGCGCCGAGACGATCCCAGGCGATCAGACCGTGGTCTTCGTGTCCTGCGAGAACACCGACACGCTCGCGCTTCGCCACTACAAAGTCCGCGCCCAGCTCATCGTCTCGACCCCCGCCGTCATCGAGGATTCGCTCGCCGCGCACCAAGGCATCTCCGGTGCAGTCAAAGCCTCCCTCCTCAGCATCGCGGGCCTCGTCTCATTCCTGCCCTCGGGCCTCATCCTCGCCGGTGCCGACCTCAATTCATTCAGCGATTCCATCGGCTCGGAGCGGTGGACGACCACAGCGGATCTGAGCCTCGCGGTGATCGAAATTTGACACGCCGAAATTGGTGAAACCTCAACCCACCAATCAACACCATGGCCGCATCAATCTATCGCTCCGCAGCAGTTTCCACCGCCACTTACGGCACGCCCGACATCTCGGGACTCATCGTTAAATCCTTCAACATTTCTGAATCCGCATCCCTTTCCGAAGTGAAAGACGATCAAGGATCGGTAGTCGCCGTAGCCGTAGGCGAGCCCGTCAAGGACATCAGCATCGAAGGCATGAAGACCGGCTCGTTCAGCCAGTCAGTCGGTGGCGCTCTCACAGTTGCGCTCCCCGGCGGATCACTCGGTGGAACGACCATCGTCACAAAAGTGGACACGAAGTATGCCGCCGAGCAGTTCGAGAGCTTCTCGCTCACCGCGAAGAACTACTCCGCGACCATGACCGACTAGGTCGCCAACCCCGCGCACTAGGGGAGCAGGGCCACTCGCCCGCTCCCCATGCGCTCGCCGGGGCCGTTGCCCCACCAGAAATAAATGTCCGAGATAATCCAACTTTTTAGCACGCAGAACCTCAAGGTCGCCTCCGCCCTCACAGCGATGGGCTTCCAGTTTGAGAACGAGACTGCACCCGTCACCCGTGTCCTTCGCCCATCCGGCCAAGAGAGCACGGTCTTTTGGTTTCACGCCCAGCACCCCGAGACAGGCGAGCAGGCCGAGCAGGTTTCACGGTGGATGACCACCGAGGCCGACAGCTTCGCGGAGAAGAACCCCGAGCATCCCGTCGCCTACATGCGCGCCGTACTAGCCAACCGCGACGAGCTCGTGGGCGTCATCAAATCCACGCCCCGCCAAGTCCTCATCGAGAGGAATGGCCGCACCATTTCCATCTCCGAAAACGCCACGCCCGAAGACCGCGCCCGCTTTGCCAGAAACTCATGAAAAACAAAAACCAAAAAACCAACGAACTAGAAACCGACGACGAAGTCCTCCGCCTGCAAGGCATGCGCGAAGGCGCCACCAAAGTCGGAGACTTCAAGCTACGCCGCTTTGTGCCAGGCACCATTGACATCGTGCAAACGAACAACACCGGAAAGAAGGGGAACTTTTTCACCATCGCCGCATTTGGATTTGTCCACAGCGTGCCGCTTGACGAAGTGCTCGAGATCGCAGATGACCCCGCCGCCTTCGCCCGCGCCGTCCGCAAGTGGCACATCGAGAATTTTCAGACACTCGAGGCACAGACCGCGCTCACCGAGGCCGTCAAAGCCGAGTTCGAGCGAATCAACTCCGCCGAATCCACCTCCGACACCACCGGCGAATCGGGAAACTAAACAGCCCCAACTGGCTCGCCTCTTATGTGTACCAAGTTGCGAAACTCACCGGTTGGGGCTACCGCCAAATCTTGTGGGAGATCCCCTTCACCACAGGCCTGCAACTCCTGCACGCCGACGCCTACGCCCACGGCATCACAAAACGCTGGAAGCGCAACAACACCTCCGCGCTTTTTGACTTCGAGGCCGAAATAGACGCCGCCTTCGCTAAATTGTAATGCCAATCAAATTCGAAAACCTCAAATTTGCAGAGATCATGAAAGATTATGCGACCATCCTCGAGGTCACGATCCCCGAGGCGGTCCGCATAAATGCTCGTCTCTTGGCCGTTGAGTTTTCGCGCCGTACACAACCATTCGGTTTTGATGATAAAAGCCACAAGCAAGGGCAGGGGGCGATTGCAAAGGACTTGCTAGGTGGAAAAAGGACAGGCGGCAAAGGTGGCGGACGTGCCGGCATATTCGCGCCGCTCACCCCATTCATGGAAGCCCACGCAGAACTCTACGACTCAGGCAACATCCGACTTTTCGTCAAGAAAGACGGCAGTGTCTATGGCACGGACAAAGCCCACTTCATGCCAGGCGCATCCATGTCCACGCTCAGAGGCATCCACAAGGGCGCTTTCGTGAATGGTCGCATGTCCGCAGCCGGTGGAGATACCCGCGACATTGGGCGGTGGAAGTTCATCAATAAATACTTTGTTCCGCCCACCGTGCTTGACGCCTATGTCACGTCTCAGCAGGCCAAGGTAGGTATTGCAAAATCCGGTTGGGCGCAGTGCGCGAAGGAGATCAAAAACACGCGAAACATTCCATCGTGGGTCACGAAGCACCTTGGCAACTATGCGCTCGGCAACGTCGAAGACCGCACCGCGAACAAAGCCCCGTCAATGGTTATCACCAATACATGCCGGTATGCCAGTGATGTCTTGCCGACAACTCAGCAACTCGAAGGTCAAAACATCGTCGCTGGGAAAATGAAAAAGCAGATGACCAAGATTTTAAAATACCGCCAAAAGCAAATCCAGGAGGAAGCATAATTATGTCAGACGTATCAGTTGAATTTGGAGCCGTTGACGTAGGCCTCGATAAGACCCTCAAGGCAGTGCAGGCGGAGATGACAACCCTGCAAACGAAAATCAAAAGCGGGGATCTTGCTTTCGGTGAACTCGAGCAGACCATGAAAAAGCTCGGCCAAGCCGAAGGCCTCGAGAAGAAACTGAAATCCATGGGCACCGACGCCGCTGGCACCTCGCCGAAGATTGACGCCCTCGGTGGCGACCTCAAGGCCATGGGCGCAAAAGCCGAAGATGCAGGCGAGAAGGGCCACATGAGCCTCGGCAAGATCGGCATCGCCGCAGGCGTAGCCGGTGCCGCCGTAAAGGTCGGCATGAAAGCCGTTGAGCTCGCCACCGATGCCGCCCGAGCTGTGGTCGATCAATTCGGCGCAGCCATTGACATCGGCGGAAAGCTCAATGACCTATCCTCCCGCACAGGCGAAAGCGCGGGAAATCTCCTCATCCTCGAACGTGCCTTCACCAATACCGGAGTTAGCGCCGATGCCGTCGGCACCTCTATGAACAAAATGCAAAAGTTCATGGTCGATGCCGCTCAAGGCGGTGCCGCTCAATCCGACGCCATGGCCAGACTTGGAGTCACCATGAGTGAACTTTCCGGCAAGACCCCAACCGAGCAAATGGGTGTTTTTGCGCAACGCATTTCCTCGATTCAAGATCCAGCGCAGCGCGCCGAGGCCGCGATGTCGATCTTCGGCAAATCCGGCGGGGAGCTTCTGCCCATACTGCAAAATTTCAGCGGAGAGATCGAAGGGGCCAAGGGTCAACTCGGCGGCCTCCCAGGCGTGATGGATCGCTCTGCCGCTGCTTTTGACGGCGTAGGCGATAACATGGCCGCACTCAGCACCAAGGTGCTCGAGTTTGCCGCCGGATTTTTAGAAAGCGCCTTACCCGCGCTCAACGCATTCACCTCCGCACTCAGTGGCGTGGATGCCGCCGGTTGGGGTCAGGCGGCGATGGATTGGGTTTTGCGAGTAGCCGACACCATGATTGGAGCTTTCAAAAACCCACTAGTCTATATTGAGACATATATTAATTCTTTTGATGTCATGCTTGCCACTGTTGGGAACGGTCTCCTCAATGGTGCAATGACATTCATTGATTTCATCGTGAAATCAATGAGCACAGATTTACCAAGCGCCATCGGCGGATTCATTACAACGTCGCTTGTAGATGCCGCGCTCACTTTCGACAGGTATCTCGTTGAGGCACTAATGACTTTCAGCGCAGCTATAGCAGAAATCCCCGGCTTTGAAGCAGCAGGGCAAAAAATGCTAAGTGTTTTATCCGCTGCCAACGATGAAATCATGTCGCAGCAACTTGATAACATGGGCAAAAGCAAAGATGCCGCTGCCCAAGTTGTCACGGAGTTTGGAAAAGCAGCAGAAAAGACAACAGTTTTTAAAAACGATTTCTTCGGAGCCGAAGAGGCCACCAAGCGGATGAATGCAGGATTTGCTACTATGGAAGCCAGCGGCAAAGAAACCCGCACAGCCATGGAAACAGCCATGGTCCCCGCCACCGAAGGCGCAAAGAAAGTCACGCAGGAACTCAATCAGCAACTCGACACCACCACAAAAGTCCAAGCCGCAAAGCAATCCGAACTCCAGTACGAGCTCGAGCTCGCCACCGCAAAAGCCACAGGCAATGCCGCCGAACAAAAAGCACTCGAGGAGCGCAAGGTGTGGCTAGAAGCGTGGAAAAAAGCCACCGAATCCGGCATGGGCGAGGCGAACGCCAACGCCTTCGCCGACGCCATGCTTCGCACCAAGCAGATCACCGACTCCATCACCGGCAAGGACATCATCGTCACCGTCACCACCAAGGTCGAAGACACGCGATTTAAAACCCTTCTCGCCGAGATCAATTCTGCAACGGCCACCCCGCACTCGATTGATGTCGCGCTCAAGGTCACCGGACAGACCGACCTTGTCGAAGCCCGCAAGATCCTCGGGCTGATGGAAAATAAAAACATCGAAACCGCATTCAAAGCATCCGGCACCGACTCCCTCGAGAATCTCCTACTCTCCCTCAACAGCCTCCCGACCGCGCCTCAAGTCGATTTGGCTATGAAGCTCACAAAAACGGACAACTGGGACGATGCCCTCGCCCAGGTGAAAAACATAGCACCAACCAAAGAAGTGCTATTGGAGCTCAAGCAACAAGGATTTGAATCGCTCAAGGATTACAAGGACTCCATTGAGGATCTCGCCAAAGGAAGGACCGCCGAGCTCACCGCCAAAGTCATGGGTGCAGAATACCTCGACCAGGCGAAAGCGGCAGTGAACGGCATTCTAGAATCCTCAAAAAAACCCATCGATATCAAAGTCGATGCGACTCAAGCAAAGACCGAAGCCGAGGCAGTAAAATCAAAGGTGGATGCCATTTCCACCGCCACGCCCAAGATCGCCCTCGACTCCTCCCAAGCAAGCACAACGACCTCGAGCGTCAAAAACCAAATCGCCGCACTCGGTTCCACCGTCGCCCTCTCGCTGAACTCCTCGCCCGCCGACTCCACCATCGGCAACCTCGCCAGCGGCCTCAATAACCTCGGCACCCCCGTCAACCTCTCCCTCGATGGAAGCTCCGCCAGCAACGCCGTGGGCTCCGTCAAGACCGACATCTCAACCCTCGGCGAACAACAAAAAATCAACCTCGACGGCGCATCCGCCATCACCTCCATCCGCGACGACCTGAAGTCCGGCATCGAGCTCGACGTCTCCGCCAAGAGCGGCGTGAGCGGCATCCTCGAAGAGCTAAAATCCCTCGTCTCTGACATCAAAACGCTCGTCGGCAAAATCGAACCCAAGCTCCCAGTAGCTGCACTAATTTAATATGGCAATTCTCACACTTCAAAGCGGCCCGAGCACCAACACCATTATCGCAGCCGACACAACCATCGTCGGTCAACCTTTCCTCGTCGACGGTATCGGCCAAACACTCCAATCGATTTATCCCAATAATTCCAACTTTGTTGCAGCGAGTTGGTCGGCCACGGGCCTCCCTCCTGGTGTTTCGTTGATTTACCGGACCACAAATTTCGGCGTGAAAAAAATCTGGGTTTTTACGGGCACCCCAACCACGGCTGGAAATTTTGATATTTTTCTGACCGGCATCGATTCAAACGGAAACGCATTTAACGAAGGTCCATTTCGCGTTTACGTCAGAAATACACTGCCCCAAGTCGCTCCGTCACAGTCTTTCTCGGGAAAATTCAATGAAAGTTTCAGCGGCACTTTGGCTGTGCTTGACCCCGTCAACGCGCCAGCACGCGGCCTGACTTGGGACGTAGGGACTGGCTACACTTACGGTCCCAATGTGTGGGCCTTCAGAGAAACTATTGAAAAATGGGGCCCTTCGGAATGGGGAGTTAATGGACTCCCGCCGGGGTTAAGTTTTAACGCCACCACCGGCGCGATCTCAGGCCTCCCTACAAAAGCAGGCACGTATTCGCCCGTTTTGTATTTAACCCATGGCGAACCATTGGTGCAAGTCCGGCGGATTTCACCAGCCCAATATTCCACTTTTACCGTCGAGGCTGGAGCGCCTTACATTGCAGGGGGTCAATCTGCCTCTGGCAAATTCGGCACCGCTTTCAACAAAACTTTTAGTCTGCTTGATTCGGCGAATCGCCCCGCCACAAGCTGGACGGCCACAGGCCTCCCTCCCGGGCTTGCCATAGACTCCGCGACCGGCGCTGTCTCTGGCTCACCAAGCCTACGCGGAAACTTCAATGTGACTCTGGTGGCTACCGGCCCCGGCGGCACAAGCTCTCCGGCATTAGTTTCCATTTCGATCGCTTTGGGAGCGCCTTCGATTCAGGCGTCTCAAAATTTTAGTGGCGACCGAGGTGCGGCATTCAGCGCCACGCCCGTACTGTCAGACATCGCCGACCGACCTGTGGCGAGCTGGTCAGCCTCGGGCCTCCCCCTCGGCCTCAGCATCTCCGCCACCACCGGCGAGATCACCGGGACGCCACTCAACCGCGAGACCAAGACCGCCATGGTTACAGCGACGGGACCCGGCGGCGTGGGCGAAGCTACCGCCGTCTCCTTCACCATTGCTGCGGCCTATTCCGCCCCCATCATCACCGCTGGGCAGACATTGTCAGGAAAGGTTGGCGTTGCATTCAGCGCCACACCAGCACTCACGGACGCCGTCGAACGTCCTGTGTCGAGCTGGTCGGCCACCGGCCTCCCAATCTGGGCATCGCTATCCGCCACCACCGGCAAGATCACGGGAACACCGCAAGATAGCGGCACCACAACGATTACGCTCACGGCAACAGGCCCCGGCGGCACAGACGCGGAGGATATCATCTTGGCCATTGCTTATGGGGTGCCGGTCGTCACCTCGGGACAGACTTTCACCGGCAAGGTTGGCACTGCATTTAGCGCCACCATCGCCCTCACAGACTCAGTCGACCGCCCGGCAACGAATCTGCAATTTTCATGGTTGCCAGCCGGACTCGCCCTCGACCAAGACACGGGAGTTGTCTCAGGCATCCCAACCACGACTATAGCAAAGTCATCGTCGGCATGTTTCGCAACAGGACCCGGTGGCACCACCCCCACTGCGACGTCTGTATATTTTACCATTGCCGCCGGAGCGCCAATTATTTCACCGGGCCAGATTTTCACAGGCAAGGCCGGATCTCTATTCAGCCGGACACCATCGCTCACAAATGCCGCGAACCGCCCCGTCACAAGCTGGAGCGGAAGTGGTCTTCCACCATGGGCCAATCTCTCCGCCACCACCGGGCTCATCACCGGCACGCCTCAAACATCGGGTTCTTTTCTGGCTCAAATCACCGCCACCGGCCCTGGTGGTGTCTCTGAGCCATTTCCCCTTTCCATTGTTATTGAGAGCCAGTACCCCTCCCCGATCATTCGCCCAAACCAGACTTTCACGGTTGCCCTTGGCAAAGACGTACTATTCCCCATCGCCGTCGAAGATCCCACAGTCCGCCCAGTCGATTCGCTCCAAGTTGTATCTGGAACCCTACCGCCGGGCACGTCCTTAAATTCGACTTACATTGTAGGCAAGCCGACCACTCACGGCACTTTCTCATTTGATCTCACTGCGACAGGCCCCGGGGGAGTCTCTGCCCCAGTCGCGGTCAGCATTGTCGTTGCAGTTCAAAAGCCCCTTCTTTACAAAAGAAGCTACTCCTCAAAGGTTGGCCAGAGTTTTTTTGAATACGCCTCGGCATTCCTCGACTCAGCGCCCCACAGGCCAGCCACTTCGTTTGCAGTCGATCAGCTCCCGATTGGTCTATCGCTTAACACCGTCTCAGGAAATATATCCGGAACCCCGCAGCAAGTCACGTCACTCACATCTCATCTGACCGCCACCGGCCCCGGTGGGACGAGTACGCCAGTTGATATAGCGTGGACGATTGCAGCAGGCGCACCACTCATCACCGGCGGCCAAAGCTTCGCTGGCAAGGTGGGGGCGGCGTTCACTTCGCCGCTCCCGAGTCTGGAAGATCCGGTGGATCGACCAGCGACGAGTTGGGGAATAACAGGCCTCCCCGCAGGCCTTGTATTTCATGCCCCCAGCGCAACCATAGTTGGCACCCCGACAATTAAAGGCTCTTTTGCCGCAAACTTTTTTGCAAAAGGCCCCGGTGGCACAAGCGCCGTCACGCCCGTCTCCTTCACCATTGCTGCGGCCTATTCCGCCCCCATCATCACCGCAGGCCAGAGCTTCACTGGCAAGGTGGGTGATGTTTTCCCCGCGATAACGCCAGCACTCACGGATGCAGCCGCGCTGCCTGCGACAAGCTGGTCGGCCACCGTCCTGCCTGCAGGATTAGCCATCACCACTACCACAGGAGCCATAACCGGCACGCCTACACAGAGCGGCGCATTCAGATCTTCCATCTCCGCCCTCTCCGTCGAAGGCGAATCCGTTGAATCCGTCGCCTTCACCATCGCCTTTGGGGCTCCTCAGATCATTCCCGGCCAGAAGTTGTCCATAGTTCAAACCGAGCCCTTTTCCGCCCAGCTACAAGGCGCAGACGAGTCCGACCGCCCGATTTCCGCATGGACGTCGAGCGACATTCCCTCATGGGCGACATTGGAAAGCGATGGCCGAGTCCATGGCACACCTCCCGCCTCAGGCCAATTCACATTTACCGTCACAGCCACAGGGCCGGGAGGCACCGACACCGACACCGTTTCTCTGGAGTCCTCATCTGAGATTCCGGTCATAGCGACGACTCTGGTTGATGCCAAAGTCGGCGTCCTGCACGAATCCTTCTTCACCACGACCGAACCCGCCTCGATGCCGGTTTCGTTTTGGGGAGTTACCGGTACATTGCCAGCAGGCCTCTCCCTCGACCCCACGACAGGCCGTTTATTTGGAACACCTCAAGCGGTCGGCACAAGTTCTGTATCTACCTACGCGCAGAACTCCGTAGGCAAAGGGTCGGCCACTATCTCCATCGCCGTCGCCCCAGGCGTCCCGATTGTGTCGGCTCAAGAGTTTTACGGCGCAGCTGGCAAAGACTTCGATGCGACCCTGCAAGCTCAAGACACGACCAACCGCCCGGCGACCACATGGAGCATCGCGCCCGCCCTCCCATCCGGACTCGCCATCGATACCGCCACCGGAAAGATCACAGGCAATCTCACCAACCCCGTCCGATTCTCTGCCACCCTCACAGCCACAGGGGCCGGAGGCACAGCCAGCGCAGCCCTCACCATAGATATCGGCGCGCCCATCATCGCACCCATCGATGCAAAGGTCGACTTCGCCCTCGATGCAGTGGTGGCTTTCACCACCGCCACCATCACCTCTGGCCGTTCCAAGGTGGAAACATGGACCACCTCCTCCTTGCCCACAGGCATCACCTTCAAGGACGGCGTCTTTTTAGGCAGAGCTCAGGCCTCCGGCACATACCAGATCACCGTCACCACGCAGAATAAATGGGATACCTCCAACGCGAAAGTCACCTTCGTCGTCGCTCAAGGCGCTCCCATTATCGCCGCAGGCCAGAAGTTCTCAGCCAAAACTGACTCCAAAGCCGATTTTGAAGTTGGCCTCGTAAACAAAGCCTCCCGCCCAGCAACAAAGTGGACAGCTCAAGGCACACTTCCACGAGGTCTGGGGCTCAGTCAAGACGGACGGATCTCGGGCACGCCCTCGCAGAATTTCACCGGCACCATCACGCTCATCGCCGAGTCACCCATTGGCAAAAGCACCGCCTCCATCGCCATCGCCATCAAAGGCCCGATATTTTACGGCGACAAAAATCCCGTATTGCAGCCAGGGCGCGTGGTAAAATCATTCCCATCCGGCCTCGTGATGGTCTCCGAGGTCTACAAGATGCGTCCGAGCAACGAAGCCGCCGCCCGCTCGAGGTTCGCGCAAGGCCAGACCCTTGTCACCCCATCGACCTCCTCCACTGCGTTGAAGATATTCCCAGCCCCCGACTTCAAAAGCCAAGATTCGGGCTTCGTCGAGATGGTCGTTACCGCCTACGGCTTCACCGGAGCCGATTTCCGCCGCACCAGAAAGCGTATACAGAGCGCCAAAATGCTCACCAAAGTCTTAGAAGTTCCAGAAGGCGGAGGAGCCCCCACTTTTCAAGGAAAATATAGCGAGTCCAATATTCAGATTCTTGCAAACACTCACACCATCACCCGCGCCGTGGCCTATGGCACAGCAGTCAACCCCATCGATGGAGCTCACGGCGTCACATCGTTGGGGGGTTACAGCTCAGTGATTTCGGCGGTCATAGAACGCTACGACGTGCAAAATTTCGGTGCATTCGACGAAGTCACGGTCACGACCGCCTACGAAGTCACATTTACCCAACAATGACCTCCGACCCACCAGTCTCCTTCGACGCCGCAAAAAAAACGGCAGGCAACCCCTCAAGTGGCGGCTACCCCTACCAATTAAAAGCCGATGACCTCGACAAGAATTTCGTATGGGCGACATTGGAGATCGATGCCTCTTTCGTCGAGCAGACCACCGGCCAAGGCGGACACCCCCAGCGCAAGCTCAAGCTCCCCGCCGCGCCCACCACCGGCACCCACGTCCTCGGAGTGGTAAACGGCTCGTTGCAATGGATCGCAACGGAGGAATGCTGACACAAGTCTTAAGTATTAAGTTTGTAAGTCTTAAGAGCCACCAGTCACCGAACCACGCCAACTTAAAACCTAATTCTTAAAACTTAAAACTCTTAATGACCCTCGGCCTCACATCCTCCGGCGCAGTAAAGATCAAGACCGACGGCGGCTTTCGCGCTGTGAATTGCGCGTGTTGTGGTGGGTGCGAAACTTGCGGAGAGCTTCCGCCAAAATCACCAACTGGTGATCCCGATTTTTTAAAAAAATTGCGCGGTGATGCTGGTGTCACGCCATTTACACAAGCAACAATAGATTACAGTGTAGCAATTACTCGGGATGGAGACCCCTATTCAAGTGCTTCTGGAAGCATTGTTGCGGCATGGATAGATCTAACCAATTCAGGTTGTATCGCAGGAGTAATTCGCGGAATAAGTTCAAGCGGTTGCGATTTTGGGGATTGCGGGAATTGCGCTCAATTCGACACCAACGGTATTGGCTCAATCTTTTTGTACCTAACGAACACAGGTTGCCTAAATGCGCTCATCCTTGAGGAAATGGTATTTGAAGGATTTCTACTAGCCACTGGAGCTGACGTGCTCGATAATAATGGCATTCCTTGCACGGCTAACAGCACAGCGACGATAACAATAAACGGCGTATCATACCCGACGCATGATTATATTTCTTTTGAAGGGAATGCAGTCAGTGGCTACTTGAATATTACTTTTTCATGATACCGAATGAGATTTTAGAAAAAAAAAAGGCCGAGCATTTCCAGCCAGATGAGATTGCTAAAATTCTTGCTCGTCGCGCCGAAATGCTCGCCCGATTCGGCTCCGCCGCGCACCGCTTCGCTCGCAGCGGATTCGCCACCACCCCACCCGAAGCCCTCGCCGCCCGCGAAGCGACCTGCCGCGCCTGTCCAGAGTGGGACGCGCAGGCACTCAACAACACGGGCCGATGTCGCAAGTGCGGATGCAGCACATGGGCCAAACTCCGCATGGCAACCGAGCGTTGCCCGATAGGCAAATGGGGAGCGGAAGAGAAACCTGAAACTGGAAACCTGAGACCTGAAATCTCCCCCTCCGCGACCCCCGCGCCTCCGCGTGAGTCCTCCGCTCCGCTCCTGACCTAGTTCCGCGCCCGCCGCGCATTTGACATTTCGCCGCCTCGTAGCGGCATGAAGTTATTCATTGATACAACATCTCGGAGGTTCGTTAAGTCGGCGGCAAGCTCCGCCGCTCTCCCCGCGCTTACGCTCAAGCGCCGCGACTCCCTCGCCCTGGAGATCCAGTTCGTCCAACGCGGGGCCGCCGTGCCAACCCCATCCGGCACGACCTTCACCACCGCCCTCAAAGCCACCTACGCAGACGCCAATTTCCTCGCCCTCGCCGCCTCCGGCGTGCTCGATCTCAACACCATCCCCCTCGAGGCCGCATTCGCATCCTCCCCCGCCGTAGTCAGCGCCCTCCTCGAGGTCAAGTGGACCGCCACCGGGGAAGCCACACGCACCGCAACGCTCCCGGTTGAGATCCAAAACAGCGTCATCATCGGCACCGAAGGCACACCCGCCGCCATGCCAGACGGCAAAGCCACCCAAGCACAAGCCGAGGCAGGCACCGACAACTCCGCATGGATGACCCCGCTCCGCACCGCGCAGGCCATCGCGCTTCTCGCCCCGCCTCCCACGTGGGCCAGCGTAACCGGCAAGCCCGCCACATTCCCCGCCACCGCGCACACGCACACCTCTGCCGACATCACCGACTTCGCCAGCGCCGTCGTCGCTGTCTCCCCGCCCGTCGATTGGTCATCCCTTACCGGTAAGCCATCCACCTTTGCGCCGTCCGCGCACACGCACCTCAAAGGCGAGATCACCGGCCTTAATGCCGACCTCGCCGCCCTCACTGCCTCCGATGCCGCGCTCGGCCAGCGGATCGACTACCTCGCCGCAAATCTCGACCCCGCCGCGCTGGACTCCATCGCCGAGGCCGCCGCCAGCATCGGCACCCTTCAGACCGCCCTGGCAGGCAAAGCCGATGCCGTCCACACCCACCCGGCAACCTCCATCACCGGCCTGTCCTCGTTCATCATCGCCTCGGCCCCCGGCCTTTCGATCAACACCTCCGTCCGCTACGGCGACGGCACCTCCCTCACATTCCCGATTGACGGCCTCGCAGGCAACGACCCCGAGCATGTCCTCGTCGCCCTCAACGGCGTCACCCAGACCCCCGTCACCGACTACGTGGTCAGCGAAGCCAGCGGCACGATCACCTTCGACGCCGCCCCCTCCGCAGGCACGCAGATCGCCTGCACCGCCCTCGGCCTCCGCAGCGTCCAGCCGCCCATCGACCCCACCCTCTACCTTTTCGCCTTCGCCACCAGCACGGACGGACTCACCACATACAGCGGTCGCCTCCTCAATGCCGACCGCCCCGCCTTGCCAGCCCTGCCAGAGACCGCCACATCGTGGACCATTCGCCGATCCACCACCGACGCCGCCGGGCGCGTCCTCACAAACGCCACCGCCACCGGATCGTGGCTCAACCGGGAGACTCTCGCTTACTAATGACAACGATCACCGAGAGCAACCTCAGCCAGCAACTCGATCTCTCTCAGTTCGACCTCACCCTGCCAGGCATCGTCGTCGAATATCCAACGCGCTCAAATTTCCCAAGCGTCGGAAAAGCCGACCGCTTGTATCAGGCGATGGACGAAGGCATGCCCTACCGGTGGAGCACAACCGCATCGGCCTACGCCCTCATGATCCCGATCCTCGACTGCGGCACTTTTTGACAATCTCCCCAACCACGTAACCCAACCACCAAAACCAAACACACATCATGGCCAATCCCATACTCAAAGTAAAACGCGGTTCCGGCACGCCGGTCTCGCTTCAAGTCGGTGAAATCGCGTTCGACGTCACGAACAAGAGTTTTCTGATAGGAACCGCCGAAGGCGTTCTTCCAATAGCGGGCGAGCACGTATTCTCCAAGAAGACCTTCGTCTCCGACGCAGTAGCAGCCGAAGCATCGCTTCGCAGCTCAGGCGACTCGACACTCACCTCCTCGCTGAATTCGGAAATTTCACGGGCACAAAGTGCTGAAGGCGTCATCGCCGCTGGCCTCGCACAAGAGCTCACCGACCGCGCCGCCGCTGTATCAGCAGAATCCGCTTTGCGTGTTTCCGGCGACTCCGCTTTGGACGGCAAGATCACGGTGGAAAAAGGCCGTATCGACGCGATCCTCTCCGCAGCAGGCGCAAACAGCGACACATTCGCCGAGATCGTCACCCTCATCAACAGCGTCGACGCCACCAACGACACAGCCTTCGCTGGTTACGTTTCCAGCAACAACGCCGCCCTGGCAACTGAAATCACGAACCGTGAAGCCGGTGATGCAACGCTCACCACAGCGCTGGGCGTGACCAACACAGCCGCCACAGCTTTGGCCGGCCGCGTAAGCGCAGCCGAGCAAGACATCCTCGACGAGGTTTCCGACCGCCAGAGCGCAATCTCCGGCGTGCAGGCAAATGTGGATTCCGAAGCCTCCACCCGCGCCGCAGCGATCACATTGGTGCAGTCCTCGGTAACGAGCGAAGCCTCGACCCGTGCAACGGCTGACACCAGCCTCGGCAACCGCATCACGACCCTCGAGAACGTCTCCAGCGCAAGCCGCTTGACCGACCTCGAGTCCGACGTGGCCGACCACGAGAGCCGTATATCGGCGCTCGAGACGGTTATCGATGGAGGTTCTTACTAGTCCAAACCAACCCCGGCGGGGCGCTCCATAGCGCCTCGCCACGCGGGGGTCTCCGCGAAATCAAACCCGCCCTATGGCCACCCAAATCATTCCCAAAAAATCCTCCGTCCTTGGCAAGATCCCACTCGCTGGCGATCTCGCAGTCGGAGAGCTAGTCCAGAATCTCGCCGACCATTGCCTCTACTCAAAAGACGCAAGCGGCAACGTCTTCCGCATCGGCACTCGTCCCGTGCCCGATAAAGTCGAAGTCTTCGACATCATCGGATCAAATCTTTACTACGGAAAACTCGCCTACGCCGACTTCCCAAACAGCGGCAGCATCTACGACTCCGCCCTCTGGGACATCTCCCGCACCACAACAGACGCCAATGGCAACGTGACCGCCGAGGCCAGCGCCACCGGCGCGTGGTCGAACAAAACCTCACTCACCTACGCATGATCGCAACACCCATCCTCTCCGGTGCCTCTGGCACAAAGACCCTCGCCGTATTCACGCCAAGCGACAGCTCACCACCCGCAACGCTGTTTGCAACTCTCGACACGCGCAACTCGGTTGCCGTGCTCGATTTTGACGACGCCACTATCGAGTCCGCAACATTCCCAGCAATCATCCCCGAGGCGGCAGACCTCGCCAGCGGCTTCAGCGTCCGCATCACATGGATGGCAACCACCGCTACAAGCGGCAATGTACGTTGGCGCGTTGCATTGGAGCGTGGTAACACCGATCTCGATGCAGACTCATTCGACACCGCAACCGAGGCAAACGGAGCCGCAAACGGAACGAGCGGCATCGCCACCACGACCAGCATCTCGCTCACCGCAATCGACACTGTGGCAGTCGGCGAGCCTTACCGGATCAGAATTTCTCGCGTGGGCAGCGATGTTGTCAACGACACAATGACAGGCGATGCCGAACTCATCGCCGTCGAAGTAAGGAGCGAAGCGTAATGGCTTACGAGTTTAATGGCACTACGCAGTATTTAAGCGTTTCCTCTGCGCCCATCACTGCTCTCCCATTTACAATGGCAGCATGGTTTAATTCTGACAGCATAACAACAACCCAAGTAATTCTCTCTTTAGACAATGGGGCAAATGCATTCCGAGGATATAGATTGATTGCGTTTGGAACAGTAGCAGGCGATCCATTAAGAGCGGACACAGGAGGAGCATTTCCAAATGTTAGTCTTGACAGCTCTATTGGTTACACAGCAAATACATGGAATCATGCGGCAGGAGTCTTTACTCAACCATCTGTTTCTGTTAGTCTAAATGGTTCTGTCAATAGCACTACATCCAATTTCACCACATTTCCGACGTTAAACAGATTTAATATTGGAATTAGGCTTTCTTCAGGAAGTCCCGGTGTATATTTGGATGGACGTACGGCCGAAGTCGGCATCTGGAATGTCGCCCTCAGCGCCACCGAACTCTCAAGCCTAGCCAAAGGCATGACCTGCGACAAGGTGCGCCCGCAGTCGCTCGTCTTCTACGCCCCCCTCGTCCGTGATCTTATCGACCAAAAAGGCGGACTCGCCATCACCAACAACAACGCCGCAACCGTCGCCAACCATCCTCGCATCTACCCATGAGCTTCTACAGAAACACAACCACGAACGAACTCCGCGAACTCCCCGAGAGCTACATCGCCGAACTCATAGCTGCCGGAAACCCAAAAGCCGAGCAATGGCAAGCCGCGCCGCCCAAGCCAAGCGAAGACGCAGCGTGGCAAGGTGGCCAGTGGGTCACTCCATCCGCGCCTACATTCACCGCCGAAGAGTGGACAGATTCGCAAGGCTACGGCGGCAACCGCTCTACCACGCTGCTCTATCAAAAACTCCGCCTCGACGCCTCCGCGAAATCCTCGCCCAAGCTCGTCGCCGTGCAAGCATGGCTCGACGGCATGATCGCCACTGGCCTCGCCCCAGCCGCCAGCAACTGGCCTTCCGCCCCGCACACATTCGAGGCAACGCTCACCGAAACACTCACCACTCTAAACTCCTAAAATCATGGCCAACGAACTCAACATCGCGCTCGCAAAATCGGGCCTCACCGTAACAGCACAACGCTACCAAGCAGGCGCCGCCGTGGGCTCTGCCATCTCCTGCCCCGAAACCGGCAGCACAGGATTTTATTCCGGCAACATGACCGGCACAGCAGGCACATACCAAGTCGCATTCATCTCCGCGTCCGCCAACGTCGGCAGCGGCAGCATCGTCTGGTCCGGCACCGCCGAGGTGCCAGCCAGCACCTTCAACGCCGCCAGCGACACCGTGGCCAATGTGACCCTCTGCGCCACCACAACAACCCTCACCAACGCGCCAACGGTCCCGACCGCCAGCGCCATCGCCTCACAAGTGCGCACCGAGCTTTCGGTTGAGCTTGGCCGGGTGGATCAAAACATCTCTTCCAGACTCGCCGCCGCTGATTACACAGCCCCGAGCGCAGCACCTACGGTCACAGCCATACGTCAGGAAATGGATTCCAACTCCACCAAGCTCGCCAACCTGGACGCAAGCGTCTCCAGCAGACTCGCAAGCTCGGCATACAGCGCCGCCCCGACCACAGCCCAGATCGCCACCGCAGTCGAAGGATCGCTCCTCAACGAAGCAGATGGCCAAGCGGTCCTCAACGCCATCGTGGGCGCAATCGGCAACACCAACCTCTCGGAAGTCTCGCTGGTCGCCGCCGTCCGCGCCGACCTCGAGCGCGTCGGTGGAAAGATCGACAGCATCCCGACCACAGCAGCACCGACCGCAGCCGCAAACGCAACCGCAGTGTGGGCCACGGCAACGAAGGAAATCACCGGCGGAACGGTCACCACCTTGACCAACTCGCCATCCGTGCCAAGTGCCGCTTCGATAGCCTCGGCCACACGCGCCGAGCTCACAACCGAGCTAGGTCGCCTCGATGCCGCCGTCAGCACCCGCCTAGCAACAAGTGGCTACACAGCCCCGAGCACAGCAGCCGCAAACGCCAGCGCCGTCCGCACAGAACTGACCACCGAGCTGGCAAAAGTCGCGGCACTCAACACGGACCGCCTCGCAAACGTGGCCACCACCGCCATAGTCGGTAACCTCATCGCCCAGGCTAATTCCTAATGGACCAAAAACTCCTCGAGCTGACGAATTACGCCAGCGGTCAAAGCGACCGCTGGCTCTTCGTCTGCCTCCTAGTCATCGGCCTCGCCGCCGTATTCACCCTTTTTCGTTACTTCACCGGACGCCTCGACGTGCTGCAAACCCGCATGGACAAACAGACCGAGGAGTTTGTGGAGCACCTCAAAACAGCCAACTCCGAAATGCTCTCCGTCATCGCAAGCGCCAGATCCGTCATTGAGCGAGTCGAGCGCAAACTTGACACGAGGCCCCAATAGTATGCTCAATTCAATTCTAAATTCTTTGTCGCAGAACTCAACGTGGCGCGGTTTGATCTTGCTGGCCACAGCAGCAGGCGTGAGCGCCTCCCCCGAGCTCCAGAACCAAATCGTCGCCACCGGGCTCGGATTGGTGGGCCTCATCAACGTCATTCGCAAAGGACGATGAGACCCCGCCGGATCGCACTCTTGCTGGTCCTCCTCTCCTTCGTCTTCCTCGGAATGGCATTCCTGACCAGTTGCGTTTCGGTGCCCATCCCGCCATTCGGCCAGCACATCGGCGAGCTCGGCAACCTCCAACTCTCCCTCTCCGCAAAATACATCCCCAACACGCCGCCCGAGACCCCCGGCGACAACGGCATGGCCTTCGCCTGGCAGAAATACGGCGAAGCCAAACTCCTCCGCGACAAATGAACCTAGACGAACGCAGCGAGATCCAGATTGCCACGCTCCACCCCGAGGCACAAAAGCGCGCCCGTTCCTTTCTCGGAGTCGCCAAGACCATTGCCGCAAAGGTCGGATGCGACGTCAAAATAATTTCCGGCACACGATCCTACATGGAGCAGGACGCCTTGTATGCTCGAGGCCGCACCACGCCAGGGAAGAAAGTCACCAACGCCGCCGCCGGACACTCGAACCACAATTTCGGCCTAGCCTTCGACATCGGAGTTTTCCGTGGCAAAGAGTATTGCGGCGAGCACCCCCTCTACAACGAACTTGGCACGCTCGGCAAAAGCCTCGGCCTCGAATGGGGAGGGGATTGGAAATTCTGCGACGAGCCCCACTACCAGCTCCGGCCCGCATGGGCAAAAGGCATGACCGAGCGCGACATGCTCGCCACCCTCCGCAACCGAGTCTCCAAAAAAATCGACGTTCTGGCGTAGAAAAAAGAGCAAAAAACGCAACGCCCGCGCAACGCTCTTGTAAGTTGCTAATAATCAGCACCCAATTTTCGATTCGTAATCGATAGGTCACGAGTTCGAGTCTCGTCGTCGGCTCTCCTCTTTACAGCCCTCTAAACCGCTCTAGCATTGGCTGTGCGGGTTTTCTCTGAATGCCTTTGAAACTTGTTGAAAGTTGCTCTAAATGGCTTAAAATGCCCTTATGGACGCAACGGACGCAACACGACGCAACAAGCCAGTTATCACCATCCGCGAGGCCACGGTGCGTGGCCAACACCGGCATGTGGTTTTCTCGCGTATCGGCGGCAAGGAGAAGCGCACCTTCTTTAATACCCGCCTCGAGGCACGCCTTCACCGCGATGCGCTGGCTGAGAAATTGGAGACCGGAGGCACCGACGCCTTCAAGGAATCCTCGGGGCTTTCAGTTGAGAAGGCGTGGAAAGAATTTACCCTGGTGAGAATGCCGAAGCTCAAGGTGGGCAACCATACCCGACTCCTTAATTGGTGGTGGGGGCACTTCGTTGAGAAATACGGCGCCATGGATCTCAATGACATCAAGCCGGTTCACATCGAGGCTTTTCTTTCTCGCCCAAATTGGTGCGGGACTACGGCGCAACAGGGCTTTGTTTATCTTCGCCTTGTATTCAACTGGCTTGTGCGCTACGAGCTCGCAACGGTCAACCCTGTGCTGAAGATCGACACGCCAAAGGCCGCGCCGGAGCACCACCTCTTGACCATGCCGCAAATTAAGCGCCTCCTCGCACTCACGAAAAAAAACAACCGCCTCCGCGCTTGGCTCGTTCTTGGATTGTTCGGAGGCATGCGCGTCTCGGAGGTCGAGCGATGCCTGCCGAAGCACATCGAGGCCGAAGAAATCTTTGTTCCCATTCGGAAATCCACCGACCCCAAGCCACGTCCACGCTTCGTCCCGATCCAGCCGGCGCTAAGGCGACACCTCCCGAAAAAATGGGACTGCTTAGAGGAAGGCTACATCAAGCGGGAACGCACGGAGCTTTGCAATGAAATGGGGTGGGCCGAGTGGCCTCAAAACTGCCTTCGCCATACCTCGGCTTCCATGCACCGTGCCATGTGGCAGGACAGCAGCAAAACCGCTTATTTCCTCGGGCATTCATCGCCTCGAATGGTAGAAGAAAAGTATGCTAGGGGAGTTCGTCAAAGCGAAGCCAAAGCGTTTTGGGCTTTGTAAAGTAATTAAAGGGAGCGAGTTACCACCCCCCCCCCATCAGCCCCGTCTTTGTCTAGGTAAGTGTCTGGGTGCAAGGAGTCTTCGCCGGTAGTTAGGTCGATTACTTTGCCTAGGAAGCCTTCGGGGAGTTCTTCTTCATACGAGTTGACGGTCCAGAAACGGAACTCTCGGAGGCTGGCCGGATCACGACACCAACAACCGTTTGGGCTTTTCCCTCTTCGAGATCTTTAAATAGTAAGCGCCAAGCTTGGCGGATACATGTTCTGATAGCTTGTGACGGAGTCATATCTGACCCACGAACTTTCATTTCATAAGCTATAATGCGGGCAATAATATCTCTGCACTCAGGGTCTAAAGCGACCCCGGGCTTTGATACTTTTTCCGCATCTGTTTTTTTCGGACGACCCATGATTTTGAAACTAAACACAGGAGGTGCACCAATGCAACCGATATTTTTTGCAGTGCACTTAAAAATAAATATCCCCCCGCAACGCTAGTGTTCATGCGGATGTCAATATAAAAATACACGGTAGGGAAACCCCCCATTGACTTTTTTTATTGATATTAGTGCACCAATATAAAAAAGTGCACCGCATGACAGCAGCAAACAGAAAACAAGGCGCGTGCTTCCCAGCGGAACTTTGGGAGGAAATCAAACGCAAAGCAGACACTGACAACATCACGCCAAGCAAAGTGATAGTCCAAGCCGTGCGTGAAATGGTGGAACGTAAAAACAAACGGAGGGCCTCGAAATGATCGACTCAGCCGCCATGGCAGCTCGCCTCGGAGTGGCAAAATACACCATCGAGGAATGGGCGAGGAACAGCCGCATCCCGGCTTTTAAAGTTGGGCGTTGGTGGAGGTTCGACGAGGCCGAAGTAACGAAGGCGCTCAAGCTCGGTGGCAACGATCTTAGCCGCGCAATCGGGAGGGCCAAATGATCGACCTAAACGACCCCTCCGCCGTATGCCGCTCGCTCGGCTATTTTCTCGATTTTCTCACCATGACCGTGCCTGTCCTCTCGCTGGCACTACTCGCTCGGAGGATCGCACGATGAGCACGCCGAACTGGACCGAGATCGAGGCCGACCGTGACCGCGCCGAATCACTCCCCGAGTGCGACTGGACAACCGAGACGCCGGAGACCGAGGCCGCAGTGAAGGCGTCCGGATCCACATTTGGCATTCCGCTCCGCGAGACCAGCCGGCGCCTCGAGCGTCAGCGCAATGGCCTCTATCAACTCCTCAACCGGAGGGCGAACCCATGAGCGACACGACCGCCCTCATCGCCGCCGCTCTCATTATGGCAAGCCTCTACACGACCTTCCACCTCGGGATCGAGTGCGAACGCGAGCGCATCCGCAAAGAACGCCGCCGCCGGTTCGAGGAAGAAGACAATTCCCATAAGTAAATCCCCAGAAACAAAAAGTGGCCCCGCCGGACGGCAATCCGACGGAGCCGGTAGTTAAACCCTAGAAAAAAGGAAAAACCAAAAAATGAGTAACGAAATAGCGGTGATCCCGCAAGCGAAACCCTCCGCGCTGGCCGTCATGGCCGGACGCATCAACGTCGAGCCCACCAAGCTCCACAGCACCCTCAAAAACACCGTCTTCAAAGGCGCGACCGATGACGAGCTGCTCGCCCTGGTGGTGACGGCGAACACCTACGAGCTCAACCCGCTCCTAAAAGAGCTCTACGCCTTCCCAAAAAAGGGCGGTGGCATAGCTCCAATGGTAGGCGTGGACGGCTGGATAAAAATTGCCAACCGCCAACCGAACTTCGACGGTATGGATGTGGAGGTTTTCGGAGACGGCAAGACCCCGACACACGCCACCGGCACCATCTACCTCAAGGACCGCTCGCATCCCGTTCGCGTGACCGAGTATTTTGAAGAGTGCAAAAGAGTCACCGAGCCGTGGAACCAAATGCCGCGCCGAATGCTTCGTAATAAGGCGATCATTCAATCTATCCGCCTCGCCTTTGGAGTGAGTGGCATCCATGACGAGGACGAGGCCCGAGACATTGGCGGACGCCAAGCCCAAGCGTTCACAGCAGAGAAGCCCGTATTCAAGGCCCGAGTGATCGACCCCGAGGACAACATCCCCATGCTGCCAGATCCTCGCCTACTGGACGCCGTGCCAGCATTCACGCCCGACACGCCACAGAAGCAACTGCAAGCCGCCATTGCCGACGCTGGCGTGCTCGAGGGCGCATTCATTAAGCAGCTCAAGGTCATAGCCCCGGCGCTCATCGGTAAGGCCAAGCTCATCACCGAGCTTTCGGACGAAGCCGCTGAAAAAGCGCTCGCCGAGATCCACAGCATCCTCGCCGAGGAGGTCGCAGAATGAGCGCCTTTATCGACTCACAGGAAGGCGTTTATTTCGACCTCGAGGAGCAGACATATCGTGCCGCCACGGGGATCAACATCTCCGCTCTCAAGAATATCAACCGCAGCCCGGCGCACTACCTAGCCAAGCTCACAGAGGTGAGGCCCGAGCCAACCCCCGCGCTGGTATTTGGCACACTCCTCCACCGCGCCGCCCTTGAGCCCAAAAAGCTCGCCGGTAGCTTCGCGGTGAAGCCAGAGGGAATGACCTTCGTCAGCAAGGAAGGCAAGGCATGGCGAGACGCGCAGACGCTCCCGATCATCACCGAGGAGCAGCATATCGCCCTAGCCGGTGCCGCTGCATCCGTTGCAGCACACCCCGCCGCCGCCGCGATCCTCGCCGACGCCAAGCGCGAGGTGAGCGTTTTTAGGCGCATCACTCGCAGCAACCCCGAAGGCCTCCTCCTCAAGGGTCGGCTCGACATCGTCGCCACCGACTCCCACGGCTCGACCACCATCGCGGACATTAAGACCACCGAAGACGCCTCCCCCGAGGCGTTTTCCAAGACCATCGCGCAATACGGATACGCGCAGCAAGCCGCCCACTACCTCGACCTCCTCGGAGCCACCCACTTCGTATTCATCGCGGTAGAAAAAACGGCACCCTACGCCGTGGGCGTCTATTGCCTCGACCCTGCCAGCGTTGCCATGGGCCGCGAGCGCAACCTCCGCAACCTCGATCTCCTCGAGGCCTGCCAATCCTCCGGTCACTGGCCGGCCTACTCCTCAGACATCGAAACCATCAGCCTGCCCACCTGGGCGTCAAAGTAATCATGATCAAAGCCAACATCAACGTCACGAAAATCGATAAAGCCCACCTCCACAAGGGAGAAAAGGGAACCTACCTCGGCCTCACCTTCATGGACAACCGAGACGGCACCGACCAATACGGAAACGATGGGTTCGTCGTCCAAGACATCCCACAAGCCGCCCGCGAATCCGGCGAACGTGGCCCCATCGTCGGCAACTGGAAGACGCTCAAGCCAAAAGCCCAAGCGCCTGCACCTCAACCGAAGCCCAAACAACTAGACGAAGACGGCGACGAAATCCCGTTCTGAGTATTTCCTCGCTGAATAAGCAGGGGATCAAGGGGGGCCGCGCAATCCCAAAAAACGCGGATTTTTTAAAACAATGCTTCCATCAATCACCCTCCGCCTAGCCATCTGCGCGAACGATTGCCCGATAGGGCCGCGCCTCGAGCGTGGCGTGCCTCTACCACCATACCGGCACACATACGCCCTCGATGACAAGGCGCAGGCGGAGGCGGATCTCGAGCAAGTCCGCGATTACGTCCAGCGGAACCATTTAAACAACAAAAAGAAGAAATGATCTTATCACCCGACTTTCCAGACCACTACAAAACCAAGATTTTGCTCAAGATGGCAGGCCACGCCGGCGTCTTCTCTCTCATCAAACTTTGGGCGCAATGCCAATTCAGGCGCACCGAACGAATCGAAAAGCCAGCCGAGATCGTGGCCGCGATTGCCGATTGGGAAGGTGACCCGATGGCATTTGAGCAGGCACTTATCAAAGCCGGATTTGCTCACCGCGAAGGCAGCGACTTTGTCCTTCACCAATGGGCGGAACACAACAAGCGAATCCTCAATTCTTGGGACAACGGATCAAAGGGTGGACGACCAAAAGAAGAAGCTCCGAAACCCAAAAAACTCAAACTTTAGACCCTATGAAAAATAACCCAACGATAACCCAACCGAAACCCAACGATAACCCACGGGTAACCCAACCGAACCCAACGTGGCCTAGATAGATAGATAGAATATCTATTCTATCGAATAGATAGCTGCGCTCTGGCTGTCGCCAGCGCAGCTCAGACGGAAACCACCAAAACCATGAACCTCCGAAAAACCGATTTTTACCCTGCCACGACCCAGACGCAGACCGTCCCGCAAAACCTCTCAGCCGAGCAATCCGCGATCTCGATCATCCTCCAGGCCGATGACGTGCTCGACATGGCAAAGTGGGATCAAGACCTTTTCCTCCAATCCGCCCACCGCACGATCCTCAAAGCGATCAAAGAAACCCGCGCCGCCGGGCGACAAGTGAACCTCTTCACGATACAGGCGAAGCTCGAGGAAACCGGAAAGCTCGAGGAGATCGGCGGTGCCTCCGCCCTTTTCATCATCAAAGAGCATTACCCAGCACCGGACAGGGAGAGTGCTTTGGACTTCCGCAAGGATCTCATTAAGGCCCGCCGCTACCGGAAGGCGATGCAGAAGCTACACGAGACCAAGGCCGACATCTCCCTCATGACGGCAGACCTATCCGACCTCGCCGCCACGCTCACCGAGGACGATGACATTGACAACTCGGCACTTACCATAAAGCTCCAATGCGAAAACCTCATCACCGCCCTCGAAAGCACGGTGCCGCCTGAGCGCATCAAGAGCAACATCCAAGAGCTTGATTATCTTCTCAATGGTGGGTTTGAACTCGGCACCGTGGCCGTGGCCGCCAGCGAAACCTCGGGAGGAAAGAGTATTTTCCTACTGCAAGCCGCCCTCAACGGCGCAGCCGAGAACAAGCCAGGCATCATCTTCAGCCTCGAAATGACGGCCAGCTCGGTCATATCCCGCATGGCCGCGTGCAAGTCCGGCCACCGCGTCGTCAGCGCCTTCGACCACCCGACCGCGGAACAAATGCAGGGAATGGCCATCGGCATCCGCACCATTGCCCGACTACCGATCACGGTCCACGACCAGATCACGACCATCGATGACATCGAGGTTGCCTGTCACCAAGGCGCCAAGGCCGGCATGAAATGGATAGTGGTTGACTACATCCAACTTTGCACGGTCGGCAACTCATCGAAAGCCGAAACTCGCGAGCAACAGGTCAGCGAAGTCGTCCGCCGCCTCAAAATCCTCGCCCTCAAGCACAATATCGTCGTTTTTACCGCCTCCCAGATGAATGACGGTGGCGAACTCCGCGAGTCCCGCGCCGTGGGACACCATGCCGATTACGTTCTCCACATTGACCATGCCGACAAGGCCGCTCCGGTCATCCGCGTCATAAAAAACCGCAATGGCGAGCGCCACGTCTTCGCCCCTGTGAAAATGCGCGGGGACATCTCCCGATTTGAAGGGCGCACGAAATGACAAGCTCACCACTAAATACACCGCCGGAAACACCATACACTTTTCTTTCCCTTGGGGCAGGAGTGCAAAGCAGCACCATTGCACTTATGGCAAAGCACGGGGAGATCACGCCGATGCCGGATGCAGCCATCTTTGCCGACACGCAGGCCGAACCGGCTAGCGTTTATAAGTGGCTTGATTGGCTGGAACCCCAGTTACCATTTCCTGTTATTCGCGTCACTCGCGGAGATATGACTCAGGAGTCGCTTTTGATAAAACAACGAAAGGACGGCACGGGATTCTGGAGCAAGAGTCTGATACCAGCGTTTATTCAAAACAAGGATGGCACCCGTGGCATTATGGGTCGTGCTTGCACATACTCTTACAAGGTGGAGCAACTTGAGCGTGCAGCACGATTGCATGGGAAAGTGAAGCGTGGTCAAAAAAATGTGACCGTCACGCAATGGATCGGGATTTCGTGGGATGAAATCCAACGCATCAAGCCAAGCCGAGTCGCGTGGTCGCAACATAGGTGGCCGCTTGTTGAGCTTCGCATGGGTCGCCGCGACTGCCTCAAGTGGATGGAGTCGCATGGATATCCGAAGCCACCACGCTCGGCCTGCGTTTATTGTCCATTCCACTCCGACAACGAGTGGCGACGACTTCGCGATCAAGAGCCAGAGGAATTTGCTAGGTCGGTGCAATTTGAAAAAGACCTTCAAGCTGTAAAGGCAAAGACAGAGAGAATGCGCGGCGTCCCGTTCCTTCACCCAAGCCTCGTCCCGCTGGATCAAGTCGATTTTCGCACGGACATCGAGCGTGGACAGCTTTCCCTGTGGCTCGACGAGCAATCATTTGGCAACGAATGCGAGGGGATGTGCGGAGTATGACCTCTACTCCGATACCTCACCCCTGGCAGTCGCTCCAGATCGCCCACGGCCTTGACACCACGGAAGTCAACCCGCTCGAGCTTGGCCGGCCATTCCGTTTTACCGACGCGCAACGCGTCGCCATTCAACCCTACCTCGAAGCAGCAGGGCAGGGTGGGGCCGTTCTCATCATCGCCAGCCACTCACCGCATGACAACTGGCTGCACGCCGAGCCCATAGCCCTCACCCAAGCCCACCGCAAATCCATCACCGCATCACTCACCAGAATCAAAAACAAAACCTCATGAAACTCTACATCGGCATCGACCCCGGTATCAACGGCGGCATCGCATTCATCCCGCAGACCGGCAACCCATGGGCACACAAGATGCCCGAGACAGACCGCGACATCTTCGACCTCCTCCGCGACAGCGTATGCATGGCCGAGCCCATCGCCGCCCTCGAACTCGTCCACTCATCGCCACAAATGGGCGTCAAGTCGGCATTCACATTCGGGCACGGATACGGAGGCCTCGAAATGGCGCTGGTAGCCCTCGCAATCCCATTCCGCCACATCCGCCCTCAAGCGTGGCAAAAAGCCCTTGGGTGCCTCACCAAGGGCGACAAGAATGTATCCAAGCGCCGAGCCCAAGAGTTATTCCCAAAGCTCAAAGTCACCCACGCCATCGCCGACGCCCTACTCATCGCCGAATACCACCGGACAACCCACCAATGAGAACGAAACGATACAAGCCCGGCAAATGGGAAGAAATCGCCCAACCTCAAGACCTCGCCGCCGAGCCGGTAGAGCAATCACCCGAGGAGAAAGAGCGCCTGCTATTGCACTTCTACCGCAAACTCCTCAACGCCATGATTTGGCAGGCAGTGGACGATGTGAGTAATGAAAGCGAATACGCCCAATACAGCAACGCTCGCGATGCAGATATGAACATCACCACAGCCGCGCACTTCCTCCGATCCTCATTCTTTCCAAAACTCTGCGAGGCAATGCCGATCAAGCTACCCGCACAAGCCATCATCGCAGAAGCATTTAAGCCACGCAAAAACAATTTGACCACCAAGAAAAAGCCAGCAACCTCAAAGCCGTAAACTTTTCACCACCTATGTTTTCCGCCTCACCACAAGCCGCCGCTCGCCTCAACGAACAAAATGGCGGTGCATACTGGCCAGACATGGCCGACGAGTTGGACACCCCGGAGGAACAACTCGCCGACGCCCTTGGCATTAGCCTCAAAGCCGCCGGCCTTGTCATGGCTCACGTGGATGGGGAGGTGCGGAAATCCCAATCCCTCGTCCTCGCCAGGGTAATCGGATTGTTACTCAAGGCCAGCAACCTTCCGGCCATGGCTCACGCCATCGCATTTGCATCCGGCCTCGACCAACTCAACGGTGCCCGATCCCAAGCAGAAGTGGCAAGAGAACTAGGCGTCACCCGTGCGCTCCTTAGTCACTACACGCTCGGCGTCCGCGATGTCCTCAGCGGAAAGGATAGCGCCTTTGAATGCACAAAGTTCCGCAAGAGCCAATCCAGCCGGGCAACCTTCAAGGCCAAGGCCACAAACCCTTTCACAGCAGCAAAAGAAAAAGCCAGAGCAAAGATAAAAACCCAAACAAAACAAACCACATGCAACTAATAGACGCCACGATGTTCACGCTCCACGCGCTGAACCTACCCGCAACCCTCACCCCAGCCGAATGGACAGACGTTCACCGCGACATCCTCACGTGCAAGAAGGCCGCATCCAAGTGGCTCAGTCAGTCACGCGACTACGGCACCCAGCGATGGGGCATGGAGTTCTGTGCCGACACCGAAGCGCAGCTCGAGCTAGACCTCGGCCTCGCCCTACCCGAAGCAAAGCCCGCACTCAACCCGGCGGACAAGACCAAAGCCATCGTCACCATCGAAGGGCTCAGCCAGTCGTTCATCCTATGGCAGCGCAAGATGTCGGACGAGATCCAAGGATGGGACAAAGACCGGCTCAACCGCGCCCTCGAACTCCTCGAGCCAATGGAACGCGAGGCCAAGCGAGTCCGCGAACTCCTCGCCAAGGTATGAGTGACCGACCAACACCAGAGACGGACAACATCTCGAGAGGCAACCATGTTGTTCCAACCGAGTGGGCGCAGCAACTTGAACGCGAACGCGACGAGGCGCGGGCAGTCGCCGATGAGCTCTCCGCAATCGCCGCACGTTACCTCGGGTGGCATCTCTCACGCACGCCGATGGGACCTGACGACGACCACCTCGCGCAATCGCGCAGGATCAGCGAAACGCTTGCGCGATGGAAATCCCTCGCCAGTGCATAGGGGGGGGCATAAGGAATCTTTTTAAAAGCGTGCGCTAGAGCAGTTTGACCGACGCTCGTTCTTTTTCTGAGCGTTGCATAGTTTTGACACGTTGCATAGGGCGTGGGCGTAACGGAACTAAGCAACATTCTAGGAATCGACAAGAGCGTCGTCAGCCGCCTCGTCAAGAAAGGCATGCCGACCACCTCGGTTGACGCCGCCCAAGCGTGGCGTGAGACCAACGCCCCGCCCCGCGCCAAGCGTGGCCAGCGAGGCGAGCCACCGCCAGCGCCGAAGAGAGCGACGGCCCCCGCACCGGAGGCGATGCCTTATGAGCCACCGCTAAAATCAGAAGCCACGCCAAAGGTAAAAACGAAGCAAGTCGCCATTGAGTCCGCGAACACGCCAGAGCTTTCATTGCAAAGAGCGATCCAAGCCGAGGACGCGGCACACCAGAAGCGGAAAGAGATCGAGATCAACAACGGCAGCATCGAGGATTATCGAAAAGCAAACGCCGTTTATATCGCCGCAAGAAACAACAGAGTTAAGGCGCAAAAAGACTTTGCCGACTGGCAACAATCGGAGCGCATCACCATCTATTCGGACAACGCTATCGAAATGTTTCAGCGCACACTTGGTGCTGGCCGGCAGTTGATAGACATCATGCCAAAGACACTTGCGGCACGCCTCGTCAACCAACCGCAAAAGGAGATCGAGCGAACACTTTTAGAATGGTGCTCAAGACTGATTGAAACCATGAGGGCAAACGTATGGCCAAAGCGGATCGAGGTGTAGCTACCGCCGTCGAAAACATCCTTGCCCCTCTCGACATTCGGACCGTGAACGAATGGTGCGAGGATGAGGTTGTTCTATCGGAGCGGCAAACCCAGATGCCCGGAGCATTCAGCACGCGCATGACTCCCTACCTCCGCGAGCCGCTCGAGTGCTTCGGCGATGTCGATGTCTCCGACCTTGTGCTCGTATTTGGCACGCAGACCGGCAAGACGACGATGGTACAGGCAGGCACGGCGTGGAGGATTTGCAACAAACCGCAGCCGGTCGTGTGGGTGATGCCCACCGAGGGACTCGCCCGCAGTTTCTCCGAGACGCGCTGGCTCCCGCTATTCGACGACAGCGCCACGCTCTCCGCTCAGAAGCCAGCGGACCGCCACCGATTCAAAAACCTCGAGCAGCATTTTTCGCGGTGCTCTGTCGTCTTCGTCGGGTCGAACTCCCCGGCGAACCTCGCCAGCCGTCCCGCCGGTCTCCTCCTCATGGACGAGGTGGACAAGTTCGCCAGGGAAACCGACCAAGAAACCTCCGCGCTTTTCCTGGCAGAGAACCGCACGAAGTCCTTCGTCGGTGCGCTTAGGGTCAAGACCTCCACACCCACCACGCCCGACGGCGCGATCTGGCAGGAATACCAGAAAGGCACCCAGGAGAAATTCATGCTCGCCTGCCCGCACTGCCACGACCGCATCGAGCTTTTGTGGGAACAGGTGAAGTGGGACAACGAAGCGAAGGAGGCCGGCAAGTGGAACATGGCCCGCGTCGAGGAGTCCGCCCGCTACGTCTGCCAACGATGCGAAGGCGAATGGAACGACGGCCAGAAAATCGAAGCCCTCCAAGGCGGAAAGTGGGAGGCCACAAACCCCGCCGCGCAACGCGGATTCCGATCCTTCCACTTGAACTCCCTCTATGCCCCATGGAGATCCTGCACATTCGGCGCTCTCGCCGTTAAATTTCTGAGAGACAAGGGCACGCTCAACGGCCTCCAAGATTTTACGAACAGCACAATGGCCATGCCGTGGGAACAGGTCGAAAGCAGCATCGGCGAGGCGCACATCCTCGCCCTTCGTGGTGATTACCTTCGCGGGACATGCCCCATCGAGCCCGCGCACCTCGTCACATGCGCGGACATCGGGCAGAACCAACAGCACTGGGTCACCGTCGCCTTCGACGCCGTCGGCGCTTCCTACGTCCTCGACTACGGAACCACCCTCGCCATCGAGGATCTCCTCGAAGACTCACCCCGCCGCACCTACCGCACGCCATCCGGTGCCGAGGTCTCCCCCGAGTGTGGCCTCATGGATTCCGGATTTGCCACATTCCGCGTTTACACCGCATGCCAAGCGTCAGGCGGATTCTGGCACGCAGGCAAAGGCTCAGGCGCAACATTCGGATCCAAGATTTCCCGCACCGTCCTGCCCGACTTCCCCGGCGTCGTGCTCTACACATTCGTTGACCACGCCATAAAAACCGAGCTATTCACCGACAGAATCCGAAACGCTCACCCGCCGCTCAAGTTGCCGGCGGATTCCACCGACGATCTCTTTCGAGGCCTCGGAGGCCAGCGCCTAGTCCCGCGCAAGACCGCCGCCGGTTCTGAACTCATCTGGAAAAGCGTAGCACAAGATCACTATATGGACGCCCTCAAACTCTGCCACGTCGCATGGCATGTTTTGAAAAACTGATTTTTGACATCCCGCCGAGGACGTGACCGACAAAGACATTGCCCGCGCAGGATACAAGGCGCTTTTAAAAGCCCAGGGAAAAACCCGCGCCGAGCTCCTCGCCATGGCCTCCGCGCTCGAAAGCGGGATTGACGAGACGATCATCACCAGCCTGAGCACCGACGGCACAGGAACCGCCGCACAGATGAGCTCACTGAGCAAGACCGACCGCCTCGCCGTCGTCATGGAAGTCTATGCCGAAGGCAACGGGTCACGCTCACTCGGGACCATTGCCAGTTTTTCAAGTTTCAGCTCGATGATTTGACATCCGCACGGAGGGCATGGCCTCCAAGCAGGAAATCAAAAAATCAAGATGGGGCGGTAAACGCGAAGGCTCCGGACGCAAACCCTCACCCAAAGCGTCAGCATTCGAGGCCGCTGATATATCCCATCAACGCGGCCTCATCCTCATCGATACGGTTGACCCCAAGCGCGAACTGACCCCACGCACCCGCGAGCAACTCATCCGTAAGGCTCGCTGGCTTTACAATAACGTCCCCGAGGTCACCTACATCGTGGAGCATATCGCGCAACGCGCTATCGGCACCGGCATTGTTGCCAAGGCCCGCACCTCCGACCCCGAGTGGAACCGCCTTGCCGAGCGTCATTTTGAAGACCGCGCCTGCGGAGAATCATGGGCATTTGACGCCTCCGATTCCGTCAACTTCTACTCTTCGCAATCGCTCATCATCCGGCAAGTCGCCCTCGATGGGGATTTCTTTGCGCAAAAGCTAACCACCGCAACCGGAGGCGCACGCTTTCGATTCATCGGTGGAGAGCAAGTCGGCAGCACCGCAAGCTCAAGCGACCGCGCCTATGATGGCCTTCTTCTCGATAAATTCGGCGCGCCCACCAGCTACCGCGTCATCACCGACCGGGCGAACGGGAAGTTCGTGGATGTTCCCGTGGCCGACATGATGCACATGCGGCACGTCCGTCGCGTCGGCCAGCCCCGTGGCGTATCATGGTTCCACAGCGCGATCATCCCCGCCCAGGATAAATCCGAAACTCGCGGATACGTAAAGGGTGCTTACAAAGCAGGATCACAAATCGGCTTCACCATCACCAGCAACGAAGCGGTCAAGATCGGCCTCGGCGCAAGCAAGATCACGAACCAAGACGGAGACGAGATCTCCACCGATTCACTTTACAACGGCACCCTCATTCCTCGCCTCAAGCCCGGCGAGACCATCCAATCCTTTAAAAACGAAGCGCCCGGCACTGCATTCGAGCCACTCATGCGAAGCTACTCCGAAGACATCGCCCGAGCGGTCGGAGTTCCACCCGAGGCCATCATGCTCTTGACCGGATTAGCCGGCACGGAAATGCGCGGATTCATCGAGGTCGCACAGAATTTCCTCGAGCGCATCCAGCAGATGGTCATCGATCAATTTTGCTTTCCCGCTTGGAAGTTCTGGATTTGGCAAGAGATCCAAGCCGGTCGCCTCCCTTACCCTGGCGACGATTGGTGGAGAGTCGAATGGGTCACCCCTCGCAAAATAACGGTGGACAATGGCCGCGACGGTCGCCTCTACGCTGACCTCCTCGACCGTGGCCTCATGTCATGGGAACGCTATTGCAATATCCTCGGCCTCGATGCCGAAGCGGAGGAAGACGACATCATCCAGACATTCCAACGCCGCCAGCAGAAATGCGCCGCCCTCGGCCTTGATCTCAACGCCGTATTTCCAAGCAACCTCCGCAACCAAGCAACCTTTGCAGCCACCCAATCAACACAATGACAACCAACCCCACATTCTATGCTCTGGAAAAATCCGGCGACAACGAAACCACGGTCACCCTTTACGACGAAATCGGTGCTTTTGGCGCAGGCTCAAAGCAATTCCTCAGTGACATCGGCAAGCTCTCTGGACAACACATCCACCTCCGTATCAATTCGCCCGGGGGTTCCGTGGTTGAGGGCACCGCGATTTACAACGCTCTCCGCCGGCACAAGGGAGGGGTAACCGTCCACATCGATGCTCTCGCCGCCTCGATGGCCTCAGTCATCGCCATGGCCGGCGCTCCGGTCCTCATTGCCGACAACGCCCTTTTGATGATCCACAACCCATGGACCGTCAGCATGGGCGGAAGCGAAGACCTCCGCAAGGAAGCCGACCTCCTCGACATGCTCAAGGTCAATCTCCGCAACGCCTACGTCCGCAAGACAGGCCTCGGAGAAACCGAGATCCAAGACATGATGGACAAAGAAACATGGCTCGACGCCGTGGATGCCGTCGCCCTCGGATTTGCCGACGCCATCGA